ATCACAAATAATGCTTTGTTTGACATAATAATCTCCATTTAAAATTAAATTATAATAAATTACTTGATAACTACAAGTCCACCTTTCCATTGGTCAAGCGGAATGTAATCGAATACGTGCTTCACATAGACGACGTAAGCAAGCGATTCACACATATTCTTGTCAGGACAATCGCTCAACTTAACTACATCTCTTCCATTGACCTTGACAACCTTCATAACCATCGAAAGCGGCTTGATACCAAGTGTATCAGTTACGAGATTTGCCATGAAGTATGTACCGATACCAAAGCTAATCTTGATACGACCGTTGAAATGCTGTGCAATCTTGATAGCCTTATCAACATCAAGAGAATCAGACCAGCATCCTGTCTTTGTAGTAGGATCGATGCCAAGTGCATTATAGTGCGCAATCAACATTTCACCCCAGACAATCGGATCACCGCTATCATGACGGCATCCGTCAAACAGCTTAGCGTAGAATTTATCAAAATCACGCAAGAATGGAATGAAACCAAAGTTATCAGAAAGCGCAATACCGAGATCACCACGATATTCTTGTGTCCACGCATCGAACATAGCCTTCTGAGATTGACGAATAGGAACATCGTCTAGTCCTTGGAACAATGCATACATTTCATGTGCAAACGTTCCAATTGCCTTTACACCATACTTGATAGCAAAATAAAGGTTAGACGTTCCAACAAAACATTTACAATTTTTTGCAAGATAACCAACTGCATAATCCTGCCATGCAAAAGAATGACGTCTTCTTGCACCGAAGTCAGCAAAACCGAACTTCAAACCAGAATCAATCGCAATATTAAACTTATCTACTGCTTCTTTCAAGTTTTGCTTTGCCTTGTCCATGTCAAATTCAAACTGACGAAGGTAAAGTTCCTGAATGATTTCCATCACATAAATTTCAAACCAAGTTACCTTGAGCTGTGGACCTTCTACTTCAATTTCAAGGTCATCGCCACGTCTGGTAATCTTGATGTACTTACGCTTCAAGCGTAAGTCTTCAAGCCAATCGACGTAATCTGGCTTGATGTAATAAATCTTAGACAACGCTTCAAGTTCAAAAGGCTGCCAGCGAAGTGTACACAAGTGGTCAACTTCACGATTAACTGCATCGACCAAATAGCCAAGATGCACATCCTTAGAACGTAGCTTCCACTTCCACTTTGCCCATTCGTTTGGACGCTTATGAAGCAAGCATTGAGTCATAGACACTTTATAGATGTCAGTGTCACTTAAGTAATTGATGATATACTTTTCTTCATCAACTACAGAATGATAATACTTTAATTGTTCAATTTCTTTTTGAGAAAGTTCCATTTTTTAATCCTTTGTCTTTAACCAATCTTTAATAATCTGTTCATGATGAAATGCTAATTTTGGCAAGTCGTCAATATTAAACCAGCATGCTTCTGTTGCGTCATCTGCTCCACACGCAGTTTTTGCGTATTTCGCTGGAATTCTTACTGCAAAAGCTGTGTCTACTACGCGCAAACGCGGATCGAACAAATGACTATACGTCTTAATTTGTGTAAATTTTTCAGCAGGAATATAGAGTTGTGTTTCTTCGTTTAATTCTCGTTGCGCAGCATGTTCAAGATCTATGTCCGCTTTAACAGTTACACCAGTTTCTTTATCTGTCATGTCAACTGCGTCGAAAAAACCGCCGGGTAAAGCAAAATATCCCTGATATGGAGGCTTTTTGCGCCTGATAAGTAACACTTTATTGTCGTGATATGCAAGAATATCTACTGTATTAGCGAACTTACCCCAACCACGTGCCTTGTAGTCTTCTACAAACTTCTTTTCAATGTCAGCATAATTAGCCGGATTTTGTTCATACAAAGTGTTGTTCTTAATGAACTTAAACACTGGACGACTAATATGTTCCTGAACATCCTTGTAATGACATTCCGGATTCTTTCTCAGAATATCACGAACTGCAGAGCTAGAAATAGACTTTGTATCGTTCATTTTAAGTACACTGCAGTAATTTGCAATCTTATCTGAATTGAAAATTACATCAGTAATTTCTTGAGCTGCATCATCGCCAACTGCTCTTGTAGCAACAATGAAATTATAAGATGCCAAAATTCTTGCAGAATACTTCCACTGTCCCTTAATGAGACTATGCATTTCATCAAAACCCATTACAATAGTAATGTCTTCTGGCTTAATACCTTTGAAATACTCTTGATGCAAGAAATCCCACATACGTTGATTCTGATTAAACAAATCTGCAGTAATCTTCTTCGCAGTTAGCATTTCTTTGACCATTGCCATACGCTGTTCAATAGGTGCATGGTCACGTTTTTCATCATTCTGAGTAACACAAACGAAGAGTTTATCATCTTTCTGCATTATATCTTTCTGCAATTTCTTGAGAATTACTTCGTGAGCCTTAGTTACTGGGTCAAACCAGCTACCGAAAATGTAAATCATTATGCTACTCCTGGAGTATCACCAATAGTATAAGTGATACATTTCTGATTGTTTTCTCTGTCAAATTCAACTTCATACGCAGCAACACGTAGATTATACATGTCTGTAGTATTGCTACTTACTTTTACGATTTTAATACGTGGTACACACATTATGGTTTTACTGTCCTGTAAAGTGCTTTTCGAATTTTCGAGTTTTCTTTTCCATTAGTATAATAAAGCATTACGGCAGTGTACAATTCTTTTTTACAGCTTGACTTACAAAGTGCTTCATAAGCCTCTTTTCGAACTGGATAATCTGCTCGCAATTGCTGACCGTAGTTAACAACTTCTGTCATATTCATGAAGAATTTTTCAGAAATTTGATTTGCAACTTCCTTCATGTCAGTCAATTCTTCTGGAATATTCTTAATGAAGTCTTCTGCATATTGCTCTGCAATATCATACAAAGATTCTGCATTTTCCCAATCGAAATTCTCCCAAATTACTGCAGGAGAAAGATAATGGAAGATACGTTGAAGTGCCAAAAATTCATCACCTTTAATTTTAACTTTGAAACCATTGTCGAACGTAACCACAACACCTTCTTTAGTGTTAGGAAGTTTCTTTGCATACGTCACAACTTCTAAGAATTTAGAAAATTCAAGAACTTCTGCATGATTGATTTTCAATTCGAATGCAGTATGAACAATATCTGTAAAAGGTTTTTCCTTCATAGTGGTATTATCGTTGATACCAAGCAAGACTAAACCTTCAAAATCATACTGAATTGGATGAACATCTTCATCATAAATGATTTCGAACATATATGTGCAGTTTTTATCTAACTTTGTAACATCGATATTATCAGCTGCCCAATTATTTGCCCATAATGCTTGTTCAGACTCAAATGAACCAGCAGTTTTGATTAACCACTTTTTACCAGTCCAGAACATGATGCCCAATGAACCATCAAGCTTATCCATGACTCTAAAGCTTTGAGTAGAAATATCTCGAAGTAAATTATCATATCCTTGATGTGCAATAACATCATGAGCAAGCGTAGTCAAATTGCTTTGATCGTCGACTAATTCACCGAAATTAAAGAATTTTTCGAAAGGATATGCAAGAACTTTTCCAGTATCTTTATCGAATACAATTCCTCGAGCATATAAAGTAACTGGATCCCAATCACCACTATAAATTGTATTCGCAGTATACTTAAATCCAACTAAATTATTAAAGTCATGTCTCAAGAGTCTACCTTCTTCGGCAGCCTTGATAAATTCTTCCAAGGTTGGTAACATTGGTAACCTTTTGTTAAAGTTTTTATGTGTTTTAATAAATTATAATAAAAAACTCATGTATTGTTCATACATGAGTAAAAATTAGTTTATTTTTCTTATCTGACGATAAAATAAAAATAAAAATTTTGAACTGAGAAAGTTGAAGTTTTACTTACTTAAAAGATTTAAGTAAACCAATGTGCTTATCAAGTTCAGAAATCATTTCATCAAACAAAGCTGCAATTCCACGATCATCTTTGAAGAAATTACCTAGCTTGTCTGCTTCTTCACGATATTCACAAAGCTTTCTAATAGCGAAATCATTGTTGAAAATCATGTCTGTAATGTTAACCTGACGATTGGTAATCTTGAAACGAACATCTTTTGCTAATGCACGTTCTACCAAGTCATCTGCGAAATTACGAAGTAGTTCATAAACTTCTTCATACTGAGTATGCTGGAAACCTTTTTCGCAGGTCCAGTGGAAGATGTTAACTTTTGTAGAAAAAGATAGTGTGTCAACTGCAAAATCAAAAAGCCTAGTATAGTCGCTCTGCTTAGTGCTTTGCAAATATGACATAAAATCTGTAGGAACCTGTTCAGCAGGTGGTGTAATTGTAGCAACAATAGTAGTAGCGTCCATTTTAGTCCTCAGTTGTAATAAGATTTAGTTTTTCGATAACTTCTTTAGCAGAATTATTGAATTTAATCGCTTGACCACCAGCTTGAATGAATTTTTCTACGTTTTTGCCGTAATCATCGATCAAAAGTGCAGTTTCTTCTGCAAATTGAAGCTTATCTGTGTTTTTATCGACAAAGTAAATACACATTGGGTTGATATTTACGTGAGATTCAAGCCACTGTTGTTTACCAACTTTTCCTTCTCTAAAGCCAATGGAAGACAAAATACAGAGATTGATACGTCTTTCCATGCAGTACTTATAAAGCCATGCATATAGACGCTGACCTTCTCTAATCCATTGCAAATTAGCCCAGAATTCACTACCCAAGCTCTTTAGCATGTCCCAGTTAATAGTATTCTTTGTAGGATTATAGATTAGCTTATCTACTACTGCAGACTTAAAGTCGCATAGTACGCCATCCATATCCAAGTATATATTCTTAATCATAAACTAACCTTTTAGTATATTTATAAGTGGTCGCTGCTTTTAAACTCAACAGAAGTAAATTCATGACGCAAAGCTGCTTCATCGACTGTTGCACCAATAATATTTCCTTGTTCGCGTAAATAAAATGGTACGTATTTGTTTCTAAGTCTGTGTAAGTCATACACGTGCGCAAGATGATAATATCTTACTGCATCAATGGCGCCTGGTACTAGTTTATTGAGAGTTTCTTCTGACAAAATATGAGCAGCATCATCTTCCAATAATGAATAGTTTGCAGTTAGCTCATTCACTAACTTTTCACGTTCACTAATTGTCAAATGATGCAAATTTAAGCCAGCAATGACGTTTTCAAGTCTAACTGACTTACCTTTCTTTGTGAAACGTTCGTAAGGTCCAATACAGAAAATGAACGGATTTTTGTCTACAAATTTATCTTTATGAATTGCTTCATAGTAAAACGTGTAGAAATACCCGTTGTTAAAAATTGAAACAGGTTCAAAACTTCTACTGTGAAATTGACTTCTATAATCTTCAATCATAAGTTGGCCTGTTCAAGTTGTTTCATTTTTACGTATTCACGAATGCTTAAATGTCTGAAACAATATTTCAAACATCTACGTAGCTTAATTAAGCAAAGGTGACACAAATGGTGTTCTTTAGCAGTTAAACGAACCTTATTTGACTTTTTGTTAGAACCACCTTCCGATCTTGGAATTATGTGATGCATTTCATAGTAGCCATCAGGATATTCACGTTTAACAGCATTGTTCACAATTCGCCAATAAATTGCAGAATAATTCAAGCGTACCTACTTGAAAATGTTTAACTTCGCAACCTTCTTTTTCTTTCTACGTTTTGGCCAAAGTAAATTACTGAAACCAGTAGCTTTCTTTCCGATTTTGCCAAATCTAGAATTCATTCCCATATAGCAAGGAACAACAGCTTTGCCATCTCCGCCATAAGGAATACCCTGATCAACACCTACAGGAGCACCAACTCCCATGCCAAAATCTTCATCTAATTGTAATACTTCACTTAATAACATTATAACGATTTATCCCTCCAAGAAGATGTCATAAAATCATGATAAGTCTTTGAATGTACAGTTCCAGCAGCATCCTTGTATTGTATTTCATTTGCTAGAATCTTTGTAATTGTAACTTTTACTGGGCAGCATGCTTTGCCTGTGCCTGTATAATATTTACCACCAACAATAGGTACGAAACCATACTTTTCCAATGACTTTGGTGTGCAATTTGGACAAGGTGGTTTTGGAGGTGGAAAAGGTCTAGACGGAGGTAATTGATGATTATAGCCGTCATACCAATCACCTGGAGGAGGTGGAGGTGGA